GCCTCGCTGGCGCTGGACATCGGCAAGTCGTCCAACCCGCTCAACCTCTGGGCCATGCAGCTCGGCTGGACGATCCCCGAGCTGGAGTCGGCCCAGAAGGTCGGGCGCCCGATCGATACCCAGAAGTATTCGGGCATGGTCCTGAAGCATAACATGGACATCGACGAGCAGGTCTATATCGGCGACGCCGAGCTCGGCTTCACCGGCCTCGTCAATTCGGCGGCCGTCACGCCGTCGAACGTCGCCAGCGACGGCACAGGCTCTTCGCCGCTCTGGATCAACAAGACGCCGTCGCAGATCTTGCGCGACGTGAACGACATGCTCAACGCCGCATGGTCCGCCAGCGGCTTCGCCGTCGTCCCGAGCAAGCTCCTGCTGCCGCCGCTCAAGTTCGCCTACCTGAACAGCCAGCTCGTCTCGTCGGCCGCCGACAAGTCGATCCTGACCTATCTGAAGGAGAACTCCCTGACGATGGCGCAGTCCGGCCGGCCGCTCGATATCCAGCCGGTCAAATGGCTGACCGGGCGCGGCGCGTCGTCCACCGACCGCATGGTCGCCTACACCCAGGCGGAGAACTTCGTTCGGTTCCCGATGGTTCCGCTCCAGCGCACTCCGCTGGAATACCGCGACCTGCGTCAGCTCGTGACCTATTTCGGCCGCCTCGGCGTCGTCGAGTTCGTCTATCCCGAGACTGTCGCCTATCGGGATGGGTTCTGATCATGAGCGACAAAACCTTCACGGTCGCCGCGTCGGCCAACGTCGATATCACGCTCAACGACGGCACCTCGTATCGCCTGAAGTCGGGTCTCAACCACGACGTTCCCGACGCCGTGGCCAATCACTGGTATGCGAAGGCGTCGGGCTGCGTCGTCATCGACGAGAAGGCGCAGCGCGAGGCTCAGGCGAAGGCGCAGGCCGATGCCGAGGCCGCCGCCCGCAAGGAGGCCGAAGACCTCGGCATCAAGGTCGACGGTCGCTGGAGCCACGAGCGGCTTCTGGAGGAGATCGCCGAGGCCAAGGTCAAGGCTGGCAAGTGACCGTCACGCCGTCCAGCTTTCGGACGAACTTTCCGGAGTTCGCCAACGCGACGACCTATCCCGATGCCACGGTCAGCTATTGGCTGGGCATCGGGAGCAAGTTGCTGCGCCCCGATCGCTGGGACGACATGCTCGATCACGGACTGGAGCTGTTCACGGCGCACCACATCGCGCTTGCCGCTCAGGCCGTCAGGTCCGCAGCGGCAGGCGGGACGCCGGGCGCGAGCGCGGGCGTCACCACATCCGAGGCAGTGGACAAGGTCAGCGTTTCCTATGACGCCGGCAGCACGACGCTGGATCAGGGCGCCGGGCATTGGAACGCCACGGTCTATGGCGTCCAGTTCCTCACGCTGGCCCGCATGTTCGGCTCCGGCGGCTGGCAGTTGTGAGCGTCAGGATCACGAAGGATCGCGTCGATGCGCTCCTGAAAGCGGTCAGGGATTTGACGACGCAAGAGGTGCTCGTCGGCGTGCCGTCCTCGACTGCGGGTCGCGAAGACACACCCATCACGAATGCCGAGATCGGCTATCTGATGGAAACCGGATCGCCGGCGCAGAACATTCCGGAGCGACCCTTCCTTGTGCGGGGCGTCGAAGACGGCAAGGCCAGGTTCATCCCACATCTGAAAGCCGCCGGCATATCGGCGCTCGATGGCAAGCCCGAGATGGTCAACCGCGATCTGGAGCGCGCCGGTGGCGTCGCGGCGAACGCGGTCAAGGCGCGCATCACCGCCGGCCCCTTCACTCCGTTGGCGCCCAAGACGCTGGCGGCGCGGCGCGCCAAGGGCAGGACGCGCGAAAGCCCGCTGATCGACACGGGCCAGCTTCGCCGCTCGATCACGCATGTGGTGCGCAAGAAAGGCGACTGATGGATATCTTTCTCGGAATTCTGGTTTTGGTTTTTGTCGCGGCAGCGGCGTTTGCCGGCCCGTCGCGCGGCGACGGCTACCGTCCGCCCGAAGGTCCGCGTCCGCCGTTGCCCGTGACAGGAAGTGCGGTTCGGAAGCCGGACTGATGCCTCTCCTTGATGTTTCGCGCGTGCTGGCCAACCCGCTTTTCGCCGACAGCGCCAGCGTCATCCGCGCGACCGCGACAGTCGATCCTCTGACCGGGCGCACGGTTCGCGCTGAAACGACGACGCCGATCTCAGTGGTGGTGACATCCGACAAGGGGCAGAACCTGCGCCGAAATCCGGAAGCCGCCATCTCGGAAGGCTCGATCCTGGCGCATTCGATTTTTCGCTTCACTGAGGGCGGCGACGGTCTGGACGCGGACATTCTTGATTGGAACGGTCGCCGCTGGACCGTGGTCACGGTCGATGACTACTCGCGCTATGGCGCGGGCCTCACCGCCGCGACCTGCCGGCTTCTGGAATTGCGCTGATGCCCAACACGAGCGCGACCGGCGGCTATCTCGATCCGATCTCGACAACTCCGGTTCAGGACGACGGCTTCGAGGATTTGATCGGCGGCGCCATCTCTGGCATTGCGGGAATCGCTCGCTCACTGGTTCGCCCGCGCTGGCAACCGACGCCGCCCGCTCAGCCATCGCTCGAAACGAACTGGTGCGCATTCGGCATCACGGAAATCGCAGCCGACTGGAGCGCGATCGTCACGCATCTCCCGGCCGGCGGCGGCAGCGATGAAGTCGTGCGCCATGACACCGCGCGCGTGCTGGCGAGCTTCTACGGCCCGGCCGGATATGGCAACGCGACACGGGTTCGGGATGGCCTGTGGGTGGCGCAGAACCGGGACGCGCTGCGATCCGCAGGCATCGTCGTCAACGAGGCCGATCGCATCCGCACCGCATCCGATCTCATGAACGAACGCTTCATCCGCCGCGTCGATCTCGACATCGTCCTGCGCCGCGCCGTGGTGCGCGTCTATCCCATCCTTAATCTGCTCTCCGCCCAGGGATCGTTCCGCACGGACCTCGGCTACATCCAGAATTTCACCGTCACGGAGACTTGAACCCATGGCCCAGGGACTTGCAGTCAGCAACGTCGTCAACGTCACGATCGCGATTTCGCCGATCGCCGCGCCGACGCGCAATTTCGGGGCAGGGCTCCTGATCGGCGCGACCGATGTGATCGATATCGGCGAGCGCCTGCGCCAGTATTCCAACATCTCTGGCGTGGCGCAGGACTTTGCGACCACGGACCCGGAATACAAGGGCGCGGTCAAGCACTTCTCGCAGGTGCCGCAGCCGTCGATCCTCTACATCGGCCGCTGGGCGCGCACCGCGACGCGCGCGACGCTGCGCGGCGGCGTTCTGACCACGGCGGAACAGGCGCTTGCGAACTTCACCGCCATCACCTCGGGCGCGTTCTATTTCGTCCTGGACGGCGTCCCGCGCACAGTGTCGGGCCTCAACTTCTCCGCCCAGACCAACCTCAACGGCGTCGCCTCGCTGATCCAGACTGCCGTCGATGCGCTGGTGACCGGCTCCACTGTCGTCTGGGACGCCGACAACGGCCGCTTCGTCATCAAGAGCGGCACGACGGGCGCCCTCTCGACGATCAGCTTCCTGGCCGATCCGACCGCGTTCGGCTCGATCACGCTGACCGGCCTGCCGGCCAACAACGACACCGTCACGATCAACGGCACGACGGTCACGTTCAAGACAAGCGGCGCCACCGGACTGCAAGTCAATATCGGCGCCGATGCCGCAGCAACCGCCGCCGCGCTCCAGACCTTCTTGGCGGGCTCGGCCGATGCCGGCCTCGCGGCGCTGTCCTACATCGTATCCGGCGCGGTGGTCTATGCCGTCTTCAAGACGACTGGAACCGGCGGCAACGCGATCACGCTGGCCAAGTCTGGCGCCAACATCACCGTGTCCGGCGCGACCCTTTCGGGCGGGTCCGGCACGTCGATCGCCGGCCTCCTGAAGGGCAAGAGCACGCAGGCCAGCCTCCCGGCCAACGGCATCGCGGCTGAGACACTGGCGGCGGGTGTAAGCGCGCTGATCGCCGCGTCCGGCGACTGGTATGCGGGCGTGCTGGTCGAAGAGGGCGTCGACAGCAACTCCATCATCCTCGCGGCCGGCGTGATCGAGGCGCAGCAGAAAAAGCGCGTCTTCGGCGTCACCGTCACCGACACCACGGCGATCGACCCGACCAGCACGACCGACCTTGGCTATCTTCTGGAGGCCAACAACTTCGGCCGGACCTTCGCCCAATATTCCCAGTATGAGCCGCAGGCCGTCGCATCGTTCTTCGGCCGCGCCTCGACGGTCAACTTCAACGCCAGCCGCTCGACGCTGACGATGAAGTTCAAGCAGGAGCCCGGCGTCCGCGCGGAGACGATCACCGAAACGCAGGCCGCCGCGCTGAAGGCGAAGAACCTCAACGTCTTCGTCAACTACGACAACGACACCGCCATCATTCAGGAAGGCGTGATGGCCGACGGGACGTTTTTCGACGAGCGGCACGGCCTCGACTGGCTCGAAAATGCCGTCCAGACCGCCGTCTACAACCTGCTCTACACCTCGCTCACGAAGGTTCCGCAGACCGACGAGGGTGCGAACCTGATCGTCACCACGATCGAGGACGTGCTGGCGCAGGCGGTTGCGAACGGACTGGTGGCGCCCGGCAAATGGAATGCGGCCGGCTTTGGGCAGCTCAAGCAGGGCGATACCCTGTCGAAGGGCTACTACGTCTATGCCCCGCCCGTCGCGACGCAGAGCCAGGCCGATCGCGAGGCGCGCAAGTCCGTCCCGATCCAGGTCGCGGTCAAGCTCGCGGGCGCCGTCCACTTCGTCGATGTCATCATAAATGTGAATAGGTAAGGGCTGATCCATGGCATCTTTCGCATATTCGTTCCTCGACATCGTCGCGGCGATCAAAGGCCCGAACGGCTCGTTCTCAATCGGCTCGGGCGCAGGCGCGGCCGAAGAGGGCATCACCGTCGCCATGATCGACGCCAAGAACACGATGATGATCGGCGCGGACGGGCAGGGAATGCACTCGCTGCACGCAGGCAAGGGCGGCACGGTGACCGTGCGGCTCCTGAAAACGAGCCCGACGAACGCGCTGCTGCAAGACATGTATTTCGCCGACACCGCGTCGTCGGCAACGCATGGCCAGAACACCATCGTCATCCGCGATCCCGCGCGGGGCGACGTGATCTCGTGCAAGGGCTGCGCTTTCCAGAAGTTCCCGGACATGACCTACGCCAAGGACGGCAACGTCGTCGAATGGATGTGGGACTCGGCCGAGGTCGATCAGCTTCTGGGCACCGGCACGCCGGCCGTGGTGATCTGATGCGCGAGCCGCATGAGTTCACTGTCGGCGGCCGGCGCTACCGCGCCGAGCCGATGGACGCGATCAGTCAGCGCCATGTCGCGCGTCGCGTGCAGCCGCTGCTGGTTGCGGCGCTGCCGGCGATCATGGCGGCGCTGCCGGCCAAAAAAAATGAGACCAGCTCATCGGAGGAAGTCGAGGCGGCGGCGCCCGCCGGCGAGGTTGAGCCCGGCGCGTTGCTCAACCTCAACATGGCAGCGGCTATGCCCGCACTTAAGACGGCGTCCGCGATGCTGGCTGATATGTCGGATGAGGCATACGACTACATCCAGGCCAAATGCCTCTCCCGAGTCCGGCGCGAGAAGCCCGGCGATGCCGGATGGGCCGCGATCTGGAACACGCAGGCGGGCCGCATGCTCTTCGACGACATCGAGGGACACGATGTCGAGACGATCGTGATGACGGTGCTGGCGGCGGAACTCGGCCCTTTTTTTCGCGGGCTGGTCTCGAATTTCGTCGAAGCCAGCCCGGTCTGACTTTCGAGGCTGTTCGCCTGCCCGATGGCATGGATTACGTCATGCGCCCGGTCCTGCGGGGCCTGTGCCGCTACGAGAGCCTGAAAGACGGCACGCTCGATCTTTGCGACATCGCCGATATGAACGACGCGATCGACGCGATGGACGAGAACGCGCATCGCGCGCAAGAGGCGGCAAAACGTGGCTGAGACGATTCGCGAGTTCCTGGTAGGCCTTGGTTTCAAGGTCGATGGCGGCAGCGAGGCCAAGTTCGCGCGCTCCATCCAAGTCGCGACCAAGGGCGTCGTGGCGCTCGGCGTCGCGGCTGTCGCCGCGTCCACCGCGATCACGGCGGCGGTCACCAAGATCGCAGCCGGGTTCGACGAGCTCTACTACGCCAGCCAGCGCACGAAAGCGTCGGCGGAGAACATCAAGGCCGTTGGCTTCGCGGTCTCGCAGCTCGGCGGCTCGTATCAGGGCGCGGTCTCGTCGATCGAGGCCTTCGCGCTCAAAATGCGATCGAACCCCGGCTACGAGAGCATGGCCCGCAATCTCGGCGTGGTCACGCGCGAGAACGGGAAGCTGAAAGACACGACCGTCATCATGACGGACCTGGCGCGCGTGCTGGCGAAGAAGCCGCAGTATGTGACGCTGCAGTATCTCGAAGCGCTCGGGATCGACGAGGCGACCTATGAGGCGCTGAAATCCGGCGATCTGGTCCGCTACACCGAGGAATACCGCAAGAAACAGGCGGCGCTCGGCGTCGATCAGAGCCGAGCCGCCTCGATCGGGAAGGAACTGACGCAGGCGTGGCGTTCGCTGGGCGCGACGGCCGCAGCCGTTGGCGACAAGCTGCTGGTCTCGCTCGGGCCGGGAATCAAGGATTTCGTCGATCGCGTCGATGCCTTCCTCACCCGCAACGCCGACAAGATCGTCGCCTTTTTCGAGCGCGCGGCCGACTGGGTCGGGAAGCTCTTGGCCGCCTTCGTCCAGCTTGTCGAGAAGGGCGAAGGCCCGCTTGTCGAGTTCTTCGACAAGATGACGGCCGGCGTCGAGAAGATGGAGACCGCCTTCAAGGTCTTCGCGGCGTTCCTCGGCGGGGCGTTCCTGCTGTCGGTGCTGGGCTCGTTCTCCAAGGTCGGCGCGGGCTTCGCTGGTCTACTGCTGAAGCTCGGGATCAACCCGCTCACGCTGGGCGTCGGCGGCGCATTGGCGCTCTCGACGGGCTCGGCCAACGCCGGTGAAGATCAGGAGATCGCGCGCCAGCGTGCGGCCGGGACGTGGGGCAAGAACAAGTTCGACGGGACCAATCCGGCTCCGAAGGACACGCGGAATTGGTGGCAGCGGACGATGCCGAAAGCGATCGGCGGTAAGGACGCGCCTGCGGCTACGGAAGGCGGGCAGGGCGTCGGTGGCAGCGCCATCCCCGGTCTGTCCGAAAAGGCGGCAGCGGACTATGCCAACCGCCTCGGAAAGCGAGAGAGCGGCAACAATTATGCTCAACCCGGCAATCAGTTCGGCTTTCGAGGTCGATGGCAAATGGGCGGGCCTGCGCTGGTCGATGCCGGCTATGCGGTCAAGGGCACAACCAATCGAGGCCTGACCAACCCCTCCAATTGGACGGGGAAAGACGGGCTCGGCAGCCTTGAAGATTTCCTCGCCAACAAAGACGGGGGGCAGGACAAGGCCTTCGCGGCCTATACCGCCATCAACTACAAGCGGCTGGTCGCCAACGGCACGATCGAGCCGGGCATGTCCGAAGAAGAGATCGCCGGCTGGCTCGCCGCCGCTCATCTCAAAGGCCCCGCAGGCGCGCGCCAGTTGAAGAACGGCATCGACAACGTCGATGGCAACGGCACGTCTGCGTCGAGCTATTTCCGCATGATGAAGGGCCTGCGAACCGGATCGAGGGACCAAGCAGCAGCTTCGCCGGGCTTTTCCGCATTTGACCCGAGCAAGGCGGCCCGCATTCAAGGCAACGCGGCGATGGGGCAGGGCGCATTCGGGATCGGCGGGCCGGTCCTTGTCCCGCCCGTGTCGAACTCGACCAACGTGGACATGAATCAGAAGACCGAAATCACGATCCTGGGCGGCGGCGATCCGCAGGCCACGGCGCGCGAGGTCGCGGGCGCTCAGGACAAGGTCAACGGCGGCATGCTGCGCAACATGGCCGGCGCCGTCCGCTAGTAGCGAAATTTGGGCGCTGGCGCAGCAAGGCGTTCACGCTCGAATTCCTGCTCAAGCGCTTGGATCAGGTTCTGGTAATAGGCAGGATTGTTCACGATTGGGTTCGTGCGCTCCTCCCATTTTCGGGATCGCGCCCGCGCCTCATCGGGCAAGTCGCGCCACATGACTTGCGCCCAGTCGTATGCGGCTTGCTCGCGGCGGATGCATTCACCGATGAATGGTTGCTGACGTATTATTCGGCGGCACTTGCCTTCGACGTCCGCGATCGGAAAATCGCTGGCAATAGCTGGGAAACCGGCAACGAGGGCCGCCAGGCTCAAAAGGCTCCTCACCGGCAATTCGCCCGACACCGGATCGCAGACACACCGGGATTGTCTTCGCCGACCGTGACAATTTCGATGAGCGCATTGTTCTTCGATTTCCAGACGAAGACGCACTGCGCCAGACCCGTCCCGGCGCAGGATGACATCTCAGGATGCCCTTCGCAGCGTCGGTCTCCCTTCGCGCATTCGTCGGCGTCGGGCAACTTGATCGGCGTGTAGCCGAGTCCGATCAGGCTTCGCCGGGCTTCGCGATAGTCAGTGTTCTTGGGGAAGTTAGGCAGCCGCTCGGCGGCCACCGCCACCCCGCTCGCCAGCATGGCCAGCCCAACGATCACCGCGCGCATGTCGTGCCTCCCTCGTTTCCGGCAACCTAGCAGCGTCGCCGCGACCGTCAAACCGGAGACCATGGACGAATGGCCCTGATCGACGACGCCTTCGCGGCGGACCCCCAGGG